CCCTCAACGTCAAGGCCTCGAGCAAGGAGGCCGCGGAGTCCTATTTCTTCCTCGCCTCCGCCGGCCTCGACGCCGCGCAGTCGATCAAGGCCCTCCCGGCGGTCGCCGAGTTCGCGATGGCCGGAAACTTCGACATGGCCCGCGCTACGGACCTGCTCACCGACGCGCAGAGCGCCCTGGGTCTCTCGTCCAAGGACGCGACGGAGAACCTGCGTAAGATGTCGGCGATCAGCGACGTCCTGGTCAAGGCGAACACGCTCGCCAACGCCAGCGTCGAGCAGTTCAGCGAGTCCCTGACGAACAAGGCCGGCGCCGCTCTCAGGCTCCTCAACAAGGACATGGCGGAGGGCGTCGCCGTGCTCGCCGCGTTTGCGGACCAGGGCGTGAAGGGCACTGAGGCCGGGGAGAAACTCAACGTCGTTCTGCGGGACCTGCAGGTGGCCAATATCAAGGGGCGCGAGCAGTGGGAGCGACTCGGCGTCAGCGTCTTCGACTCCGACGGCAAGATGAGGAACATCGCGGATATCGTCGGGGGCCTCACGGGCGCGCTCTCCGGGATGTCCGACGAGCAGAAGCGGACGACCTTGAGCCAACTCCAGTTCCAGGACCGGAGCATCTCCGCGATCATGACGCTGCTCGGGCTCTCGGACAAGATCCGAGACTACGAGGGCGAGCTCCGCAAGGCCGGCGGGACGACGAAGGAAGTGGCCGACCTGCAGCGCAAGTCCTTTGCATTCGCGATGAGCCAGGTCAAGGAGCGGGTCACGCAGGCTGCCATCGCGCTCGGGGCGTCCCTGGTCCCCGTGCTCCTCGACCTCGCCAAGGCCCTCCCGCCCCTTATCGACAGGGTTACGGCCGCGGCGAAGTGGTTCGGGTCGCTCCCGGGACCTCTCCGAGTGGGGGCGATCGCGGTCGTCGCGCTCGTCGCAGCGCTCGGGCCCCTCCTCTTCGTCCTCGGCACCGTCGCGTCCGGGCTCGGTCCCCTGATCCCCCTGATCTGGAAGTTCCGTACGGCGCTTATGGCCGTGGGGTCGACGGTCGGCGCCGTGTTCGCGGTCGGCGCCGTGGCCTACGCCCTCACCACGTGGCTGGTCGAGAACACGTCGTGGGGCCGGAAGCTCGTCGCTGTACTTGCGAACCTCATCAACAAGCTGCGGGGGGTGGACCTCGAGGCCCTCGAGCGGGGTCGGGACATCACGAAGGAGTGGACCGAGGAGCAGCGGGCCGCCCACGCGGCGTTCGTGGAGTCGCGACGCGAGGCCACGGAGCTTAGTAAGCAGGCCAACGCGGCGGCGGCGGCGGAGCAGAAGAACACCCAGGACGCCATCAAGCTGACCGCTGAGCAACTGGCGATGCTGGCTGAGATCGAGCGACAGCGCGGCGAGAAGCTGGCGCAGTTGGCGGAACAGGAAAAGCGTCGAGCCGAGGTCGCGGAGGCCACCGCGAAGCGGCTCGCCGAGGCCAAGCGTTCGAGCATGCAGACCGTCGGCGACGCCGCTCGGGAGCTCGACCAGGCGATAGCGCTCATCGGCCTCGAGGCCCAGGAGCGGCAGATGCTCGAGCTCCAGCAGAAGGAGGCGAACGAGCTCCTGTCCCACCAGAGGATCGCCGGCATCACCGTAGAGCAGCTGGCGATGCTCGAGGAGAAGACCCGTGAGAAGTACGCGGCGCTAACGGAGGCCGCGCGCGTCAAGGAGATGACGCTCGTCGAGCTCGCGACGCAGGCCGGGTTTCAGACCCGGGCCCAGCTCCAACAAACGGCGAACGAGGCGGTCTCGCTGTACAGCCGGATGCTCCAGGCCGGGACGTACACGGCGCAGGCGCTCAAGAAGGCGTGGGCTGATGCCGAGAAGGCGAAGCAGGACCTTCAAGAGGGGACGACGGAGCACGCCAAGCTCGGGTTCGAGGGCATCGCGTCGGCGGCCTCGTCGGTCTTGTCCTCGATGTTCGGCAAGAGCAAGGCGGGGGCCATCGCTGCGACCGTCATGAACACGGCGCAAGCGATCATCAAGACGTTCGCGGAGTTCGGTTTCCCGTGGGGGCTTATCCCTGCCGCGGCGATGGCTGCTGCGGGCGCCAAACAGATGGCCCGGATCAAGTCGCAATCGGCGTCATTCGCCAAGGGCACGCCAGGCCTTGACTTCGCGTCGTTCGGCGCCGCGTCCAGCGTCGACCTCCACGGGCAGGAGGCGGTCGTGCCCCGCGGGGGCGGGCACCTGCTGGCCGGCGAGATCGCATCGGCGATGCCGGGGGGTGACGACCAGAGCCTCGAGCGACTCGACAGGATCGCCGAGAGCCTCGACGAGCTGCCGTCCACCATGACGCGCGCGTGGAAGAACGCGCTGGCCTCAGCATGAGCGTGATCACCCCCAAGATCGAGATGGGCCTCCCTCTCTCGCCGCTCGAGCTGTCCCCGGTACTCTGGCTTCGGACCGACAGCTTCGCGGGCCTCGCCGACGGCGCGGACGTCACAGGATGGGTGGACTCGAGCGGGAACGGCCGGCACCTGGACGTCTCAGTCGGGGCGCAGACGTACTACAAGGATGTCGTCAACGGGCGCCCGGCCATCTGGTTCGACGACGACGGCTACCTCTACGCGGACAACTTTCAGGTTCTCTTCAAGGACATCGACGACCCGGCGAACGTAGGCCACTACATCATGTTCACCGTGGCGCTGGTGACCGCGGGCCACGTGGCCAAGGATGTGCTCTGGGCCACGGACGGCGGGCTCAAGCGGGGCCAGTGGGTCGACGAGGACGACTACCTCGTCACACGCGCGTGGGACGGGTCGCCCGACGCCGCGCAGGGCGACAAGATCATGGCCGGCGCCTGGCACCTGTTCGTCTCCGAGTACGACGGGACGAACGTCCAGCACTACGAGGACAACGTCGACGCCCCGGCCGACCAGGCGGCGTCCGGGGCACAGCTCTTCGTCAACGAGGAGTTCTTCCTCGGGGGCGAGGTGATCGACGGTAACTACCTCAAGGGCTATATCGCGGAGCACATCATCTTCCCGACGGGCGCGATGACCGTGGAGAACCGGAGGCGCCTGGCCTGGTACTTCGAGAGGAGGTTCCGCCTCGAGACGGGCTCGACCCCCCCGGCGACCGAGTGGACGGACGTCTCGGAGGACGTCGTGAGCTCGGTCAGTTGCGGCTGGGGCGTTCACGGTGATGGCCCGAAGGACCGCCTGGCCGAGCCCGGCACGATGTCGTTCAGCCTCGACAACTCCATGAACAACAGCGACGGGACGCGAGGCTACTACTCGCCGGGGCACGGCGTCGCGGTACGTACCGGGTTCGGTATCGGCGCGGACGTCAGGCTGTCCCTGACCCACGAGCTCCACGGGACCAAGGTGAAGTGGGTTGGCACGGTGGAGTCCGCCAAGCCGCTCCCGGGAGTCAAGGACCCGCGGACGGTCGTGAAGTGCGTGGACTGGATGGAGGAGGCGCGCGCCGCGAAGCTGAGCGGGCTGCCTGTCCAGGTCGACACGCAGTCCGACGCGCTGTTCGCCACGGTCGTCGCGGCGATGGACGCGCAGCCTCCCGGCGGGACGTCCATCGCCTCGGGGTCGGACGAGTATCCCTACGCGCTCGATAACGCGCAGGACGAGAAAAGCAAGGTGTCGTCGGAGCTCCTCAAGATCATGCTGAGTGAGTACGGCATCGCGTACGTCGACGCCGGGGTACTCTACTTCGAGGGCCGCCGGCGCCGAGGCGGCGCGGGCAGCGTCCGGCTTGCGCTGGACGAGACGAACATCGTCAAGCTCGGTGTCACCCACGGCCGCGGCGACATCCTGAACCGGATCCAGGTCTCGATCCACCCGCGGCGCGTGGATAGCGCGCCGACCACGGTGCTCTTCAATCTTCGCTCGGCCATCCGCATCGAGCGGAACACCTCGGTCACGATCAACTGCCCCTACCGCGACCCGAACCAGCCCGAGCAGAGGTGCGGAGGCGTCGAGATGGTGACGCCGGTCGCGGTGACGGACTACGCGTTCACGGAGAACGAGGATGGTAGTGGGGCGGACTTGACGGCGCAGCTCGACGTGGACTACGTGGACCCGCCGCCAGGCGGGAACAGCGCGGAGGTCCTCCTGACAAACAACGGGCCGCTCGACGGGTACGTGCCCGACGATGGGCTGCGGCTCCGCGGGAAGGGCCTTTATGACTTCGAGCCGGTGCTCTCGGACATCAGGGACCAGGACAGCATCGACGAGTATGGCGAGAACGCGTTTGGCTACGACATGCCCTACCAGTCCTCGGCGGCGAACGCGCATGACATGGCGCAGTTCATCCTGGCGCTCCACAAGGA